GTATTAAAGGATTGTTAGGATTTCTTGAATCAAGTACATCTAATAAAACATATACATCATCTTGTGCAGATGCTATAGCTTCAACACCAATACTTTGACCAGTTGCACCACCAGCTCTAGGGTCTTGTCCAGGTAACTCTGTTCCTGTAAAAACTTGTGGTTTACTACCACCAGCTGATTTAACTATTTGAGCAGGTGTAGGTGCAGCTTTAGGTAAGCCATTTACAGCTTCTTGAGCAGCAACAAATGCTTTATTTTCTTGATAACCTGCATCAGGTAATCTTCTAATAGGTTGTTTAAGACTAGCAGCTCCACCATCAGTTCTGTTAGCTCCAGCTCTAGCACCAGGTCCAGCAGCTTTTACATAAGCAGGTTCAGCTGGTTGTCTGTAGCCACCTCTATTAGTCCGTTTCTTGTTCCCCATACATATCCTTTGTTATTAAAATAATTATACCTGGTTGAGGTTGTATAATTTCTATAACATTCTCAGAAAGAATGTCTAGTTCGTCTACAACTCCATACTCTTGGTAAACCATTTCCCAAAATTCACCTTCGTAAAATTCATCCATCTCATTACATTCCAAACGCAGCAGCAATACTAGGAGGTTGTTGTCCCATTTGTTGTTGCATCATTTGTTGTTCAATCATAGCCATTTGCTCAGGTGTCATCTGTGGTTCTTGTGGTGTATAGAACTGTCTAAATATATCTAATATAGCAGCTGGATTTTCATAAACAGCTATAGCAGCCATAGTTGCTTGTACATCACCTTGTGCAGACCTTTGTAATAAAGCATCAAATAAAACGTTTTCTGCTTTATTTTTACGAATACGTTCTTGAACTTTTTGTATATTTTCTAAACCATCAATATTATCTTGTAAAGTTTCTACGTCTATAACACCAGCTTGTAATAATTGCAAACCAGTTACAATTTTTTGTGGTTCATCAAATCCAGCCATAACACCATAGACACGTCTTGTTCTATAATCTCCACCAATATCTTGTAGCGGATTATAGTTTTCAGAAAATGCTGTTCCGTTTAGATAACCAGCCATAGGTTTTTTACCTATAGCTTGTGAGTAAGACAAAACAGTATCCATTTCTAATCTCTTAGAATCCATTTCAATAAGACCATGTTTAATGATTTCTCTATACTCATTAATCATTAATGACATAGCACCATTAAGTTCTTGAAGTCCAGCTCCAGTAACAAAACTATTAGGTGACTGTGCGTCATCAGTAACTGGATAACCACCTACTAATCTAAGTTGACGCTCTAACCTATCAATTTGTTGGAACAATTGATATGGCATATTGTTTTGTGGTTTAGAAACTTGTGTACCAGGTGCAAGATAATTTACTGCAAATCTACCTTTTCTATATTGTCCAGATTCTATCTCACCTGATATGTTAGTTTCTGTAAACACAGAATCTTCCATAGCTATTGCTGACATAATATTTATTTTTGCCATCATAGCCATCAAGCCAATAACATGGTCGTATTGTCCTTTAAGCATGTCAAAAGATACTCTTTTAACAAATACAAATGGTGGTGTTGATAGTACGTTAGGTATAAAATCTAGTATTAATCTACGTTCAGGAAATATTATGTATGTTCCACCTTGGTCATAATATTCAATAACTCGTACACCTTGAGAAGTATTATCTTCCCATTGTTGTTCACGGTTAGTATCATATGACATAAATGGTGTAGCATAATCTTGATATTCTTGTCCTGTTTCATCATCATCATCTTGTTTTAAAATTTGTTCTGCAAATTCTGGATATATCTGTGCAAGTTTATATCTAGGTACTCTACGCACAACAGCAAGTTCTCTAGGTTTTTGGTCTGGACCAAAGTTACCTGGGAATGTATCAAATGGGTCACGTAGTTCAGCACTAGGATAATAAAAACCATTTTTATCTCTTTTAGTTGTAATTACCCAAGCACAATAACCGTAACCTGGTAACCATCTAGAAGCTTGTGCTAATTGTAAACTTAAATTTTGTTTTTCATCATAACTTGTAACAATGCGTTCAAGTTTTTCTGCTCTATTTTTTGCTCTAGCAGAATCTACATCATTAGGAATATCTACACGTACATTAGGTACGCCAGATATTTTTTGTGCAAGTCTATCAATACCAGACTGCAACATGTTAGGAGCTGGTAATAAATCAGCATCTGATGTTTCCATTGTTTCACCAAGTAATGCTTTAATACCATCTGGTCCACCATTTAAAATAGCTTTTATTCTAGCTTTGCTTATTTGTCTAGATTGAACATTTTTACCAGAAGTTAAATTAGCTGCATTAGCTAAAACTTCTTTGTATGACTTAACATCTAAATTTTCTATGCCCATGGTGCGTTATTCATCTCCGTCATTTTGTAATCTCCATAACTAGGATTGTAATCTAATCCTATATCAGCAGCATGCTCTTTTTGCATACGTCTGAAAACCTTCATAGGAAACCAACTAGCCATAACTATATCAGTTTTTGACTTGTTTCGCTTTGAAACAGGCTTACCATCAAAGTATAACAGTTGTTGCCTATATTGCTGTACTTTTGCATTTGACATACCATCACCTACAGGTAAGTGTATTCTTCTATCTTCAAATAAATCTGCCATAGCACCTACACCATAAAGTGGGTCATGTTTATTTTTACCTGTAAGATGTCCTTGTACTGTAATACCTGTACGTAAAGTAAATTCTTTTATACCTTCGTCCATACGAATTGCAGACTGAAATCCGTTTTCTTCTACTATCCAATGTCTACAATCGTAATCACGTAACCATACAGCCATCTGGTCAAGTGCTGCTCTAATACCGCCACCTTGATTATTTTCTAAATCAATTAAATATAATTCTCCACGATATTGGTCAATACCCCAAAGTACAGCAGCTTGATAACCAGATGATGCAGGGTCTAGTCCAGCAACTAAATATAAATTTTTATAAACTTGACCTAGTACTAAATCAGGTCGCATACATTGGTCAATAATATTCATAGTAAAGATTTGTGTACCTTCTACATATGCTTGATTGTAATATACCATTTCAAATGTTTGCCTACCACCTGTACTTTCTGCAGAATGTAATCTAGACATTAACCATTTAAAAGTACGTTTAGTAGGCCATAACATACAATCAGTATGCATATCTTCTTCGTGTTCTGGTATAGCACAATCTAATGAATGTGCAGTTTCTACTATGCTTGTAAAATTATCTGATTCAAGTAAATGATTATACAAATCATCAGGATGCTGACGTGAACCAATTACTACTACAGCAGTATGTTCCTCTTTACGAGATGATAATGTTGTAGTCCACCATTGTCTTGTACTTTCTCTTGCACCAGGTTGCATTGTAGTTTGGTGGTCTTCAATGTCGTCTGCAATAATTATGTCACAGTCACGTGATAATATCTTTCCACCTTTACCTACAGCAACCATTGTAGGTGATTTAATACCTGCAACTGTTCTAGTACCTACAGTAAATTGATTTTGTGACCAGTTTTTACCTGACCTATTATCAGGTTTAAATGACATGCCTGGAGGACAGAAGTCATCTCTTAATTCTTCATTTGTATCTAGTACATCAAGTACAGCAGATAACGCATTTTTAGCTATATCTTCGTTACCACCTACCCACATAATACGTACGTTAGGGTTTTTGCATATCTGATATACAGCAAAGTGTATTAACAGTTCAGTCTTTCCATGTCGTGGGGGTGACAGTATTAATAATTCTTTACCGTTGTTTATAGAATCAATTATATTATTTATCCAATTGACATGGAATGGTGCAGTTTCATATTTTTTGCCCAGTTCTGTTCTAAAGTATCTAGAGCGAAAGCTCGAAAAATTTTCTAATGCAGCTTCAGCTTCAGCGGATAGTTCCCAATCTTCTGCTGCAACTTCGTTGCGTAAATCTATTTTGTATGCTGCCATCATTCTGCTGACAGTAGCTGAAGAACAGCCAAGGAGGGAAGCCGCCTCAGCTACTGCCATCTCGCCAGTTGCAACTGCATCAGCTATACCTTCGCTTACGAAAGCTCGGTAATGCTGACCCCTTCGTACAGAAGCGTAATCACCCTCATCAGAATTACGTTCTATATTAATTGGTTTTACAATTCTATCATTGTGCCGTTTGTCGGCTGCAAACTGTCGTTTTTGGCAGGTAGGAGAACAAAATTTACGTTGCTTGCCTTTAAGTTTTTTTCTACATCCATTTGCTATGCAAACAACATTATGTTTAGTATCTACCATGTTTTAACTATTCCTCCGTAGATGTTTGTATAGTGTGAATTATATGCTATAGTTCTGTTAATTACAAACATTAAACCATAGTATTTTGTAACAGGTAAAGCGGTGACCGGGACATCAAAAGCTGCTGACAGGTAATACTGTACACTAGAAAGGCAAAGGCAGTACCCAAGAACACTAGAACAGGTTTAATTAGCATCAATAATCTCTATGCCCGCTCATGCCTGAAATTACTGGGGTTTCTAGATAAAAAATTACCAGGATATTTTTTTAGACATACATAACATATATGCAACGTCAAGATTAACATATGTAGGTCAAAGGATATACAGATACAGTATTCTTTTTGAGTAGGTAATGTATTTTATTTTGTACTGTATATGTATACTGTATCTGTATATACATATAGTACCTACATATGACCAGTATATAAATTTAAATACAGACCTATGGTAGTTAAATGATATGCCTTGAAGGATAATGTAAGTCCATACTTCTAGAATAATAAGTTCAAAAGAAAGTTACTTAAATGAGTACTGAACTTCAAGGTCTGTATGTCTGTTATCCTTGCGGAACAGACATACTGTTTGTTTCTCTAGTTAACTATAAAGGAGATTAAATGCTAGAAATAAAAGAAGAAGTTGTAGATACTACAGCTAAAGAAACAAATACTGAAGCTAAGACTTTTGAGTGCAAGGCTTCTAATCATGAAGGCGATAGACAAGTTAAATTAGGTTTTAACTTTAGAGAAAGCCGAAGTAAAAAACAAGGTAATAATTATGTTAATTACGAGTTTTGGTATCGTAATTTATGCAAGCCTTGCGGTCAAAATATCCTATTAGAAGCTCAGAAATAATAGGTCTGTATTACAGGAGGTTGGGATTAAATATCCCAGCCTTCTGTTTTTTTTATATGGAACTATTAACAAACACGTGATAAGTCGATACAACGCTTTTACTTACGTAAGCGTTATATCTATATAGGAGGAATAATGAATAATAAATTTAAGCAAATTAGAAAGAGCTTTTTAGAGATTAATTGGAAAAGCTATTTGTATTATAATTATGTATATAAATATTTATGGCGAATTATAGATAAAAAATACATAAGTATGGGAAAAGATAGCTTAAAACAATTTACTATCAAGTTTAATAAAGAATTTAAAACTGATTTTACAGAAGAAGAACTTGAAATGTTGCATGGCGATTACATAGTAGGAGCTATTTTTTGGGATTCAATAGAAGAAGATATTAGTATGATATTAGAAAGTAGGAATAAATAATGGATATATTAGGACTAATGACTATTAGTGCTAAATGGTTGACACTAGGACTAATGTTTACAGCTATTGTCATACTTGTATGGCTATTTAGTAAAGAATAACAGTATATCGTTGTCGTATATCTTTTGAATACGACAACTTTTCATGAAAGGAGATTATATGAAGACTGTTGTATGCGGATATTGTTCGCAAGATGTAGAAACTATGAGAGATAGATATTGGTATTTTTCTAAAAAGACTAACGCTAAATATCCATTGTTTGTTCATAGTTCATGCGGAGTAAAAATATTTGAGATGAACGAAAATATTTGGACATTTCATAATTTAGGTAAGCAAAGAACTAATGTAATTATTACACCTATAGAACTTAAAAAAGAAGTAGAAATAGATGAAGTAATTTACGAACAAAGTAAACTTAAAATATAATATATAGCTAGAGTGTATATCCCCTTATGTACACTCTATGGTATATATAAATATATACTAATAAAAAAGGAGAAACTATGAATATAGTAGAAATAGATAAAGCAATTACAACATTAGGAACTATTCTTAATGACTATCAATTAGACCAAGTAAAAAATTTAGTTGGCCAAGCAGTTATTGATTATCATGAAGATAAAGCAGAATCTAGATATAGAGCTGATTTAAAAGTTCTAAATGTAGATATGAAATTAGATGTTGATTCATCTGATTTTGGCGATATACCATTTTAATATATTCCTTTGGAGAGTGCTGTTGCTTTTGCACAGCACTTTCCATTTTTTTAGTTGATTATTAACAAACACTTGATAAGTGTATATAGCTGGTAGTGTATGAATTGTTTTTGTGTTCGAGTTTTCACAATTTGTATGCTACTAGCTGTATATACAGCAAAACGAAAGGAGTAATCGTTATGGAAGAAAATCAATACGAGTTACCTATCTGCGGTATTACTGGTAAACCAGTGCCATGGAATAAAAGAACTTGGATAAGCAGATACATAAATGGGGAACTTAAAACCATTCCATTGTATCTTGACATTGATGCAGTACGTGATTTACATAGACAATCACCAACTTACAAAGCTAAGAAATCTGTATCAGTTGTTGACAATCAAGAGTTAGTGTCTACTGAATAGTAGGCACTAACTAGAAAGGAAAATTATGGATGAAATAATAAAATTAAATCAATTAACTAAAAAACAATTACGTACAATTATATTGTTTATGTTGCGTGATACTCTTAATTGGTCTACCAATGACAGAGTTATAGAAACAATTCGTCAACATAATGCAATGCAATATGAAGCAATTAAATATCAAATTAATAAACACTATAAAAATCAAGAGGAGGAATAATGCGACAATATACAGATAGTGCAGACGCTATCAAAGCTTATGCAGAAGAAGTTAATTTTGACTTATCCAAATGTGATGAGGTAATTGAAATTAAGGAAAGCGATAAATCAAGAGGTGGTTTAAAAATTAAATTTCCTAATTACAATAAAAAAATTATGACAGTTACAGTACATCACACATGGGGAGATATGTTTGACATTACATTTCATACTGATGAAAAAGGAGAACAAACAGTTAATGATATTTTCTTTGATGATTTAATGAAAACATTTTCTGCTTTAAAACTAGCAATGACTGGTATTACAAAAGAACAATGGAAAAATATTTTATTTAATGAGGAAGAATAATGATTACAGACGTTAAAAAACTAGTAGCAATTATAAATGTATTACGCAGACAAATAGATGTAGCATTTGAATTATTAACACCTGAACAACAGGCATATTTTTTAACTGCTATTAAAACTATTGGCGAACCATATATGGAGGAAGAATAATGAGTGTTAATTTAAAATTAGCAAAAAGTTTAAGTAAAAGTATTACACAATTATTAAAAGTTATAGATGTTTTGCGTAAACAAAATGATGCAGCTTTTAAAATTATGACACCAGAACAACAAGCTATTTGGTTAGTTGCTATACAACAAATTAAACAACAACCTATGGAGGAAGAATAATGCCAACTTATAAAATACTTGTCAGATTTGATGCTGAAGATTGGGATGACGCTGTTAGCGTTGTTGAAAATATGTATATAAAAGATTGGATAAGTGAAATGGAGGAAGAATAATGTTAAATAGATATGAAATTACAGCTAATGTAGAGTTTTCAGTTGTTGCTGATTCAGAAGAAAAAGCTTTTGAATTAGCTGATGAAAAACTTGTAATTATACCAAATAATATCAGTATTAC